TGGGCGTTTATTTTTTCCCTTTCTATCTCTTTTAGATCGGCAACGGCGGAAGTAGAGGAAGCCGTTGCTTTTCTAACATAATAGAAACTAACGTTAAATTCGGGAGAATAATGTCCAAAAAATGAAAGACAACGATAAACTTCTCCATCTTCAAGCATTTTCAAAGTGCGTTCATCATCTTCTGAATACCAGCACTTACATCTAAAGATTTCATCAGGATCAACTATTTCAAATCCAAGTTGTTTAACAGCTTCCAAAGTTTTTTCATAGAAAACCTTTCTATCTTCTCCCCAATATGTATCGGGACGTCTAGCGATAATTACTGTTTTTCCAAATGAAAGAGGTTCGCCAACTTTAACAAGATGTTCATATTCTAGTTGAATTTTCCGCGTCACATAAGCAATCTGTTTTTTCTCATAGCAAGCAGCATTGATACATCTAGCATCCTTACTATTCATTTCATAGAACAAACAACCATGATTACACGTATTATTCTCACATTGAGAACATGATTTAATATCAGTATTTTCCCAATTATCGGAATCATCTTTAATCCAAGGTGCGTTACCAAGCTCCATGAAAGAATTACTCACAAATTCTCGAATCATAGCAGTAGTACATTGTTCTTCCTCCTCCTCATGAAACTCTTTTTGAGTATCTTCATCCAATTTAGAAAGAATCATAGCACCGGACAATGGTATATCTCCATTTCTTACCCGCTCTTTTAGTTCAGGAATAAGAGAATTCAATTTAATACGGTCAAAAACAAACCGGGTAGACTTTCCTATTTTAAGAGCAATATCTTCCAAAGTTCGTCCTTTTTCAGCCAACTGCGCAAAGGCAAAAGCTTCTTCGATGGGATCAACATCTTTTCTTTGAAGATTCTCGGTAATCATCGCTTCAAAAGCCTCATCATCTGTCATTTCTCTGACAATGCAGGATATTGTCTGAAATTTTTCCGACTTTTTTCGATGGGCTTTGATTTTTGCAACATTCGCTTCATCTTCCTTTGCTTTCAAAAGTGACACAGCCCGGAAACGACGCTCACCGCAAACAATTTCGTATGTGTAAGGTAGTGGGGTAACATCTCCGGTTTCTAGGTTAGTCATCTCCTCGGATTTAGCAACTCTGACAGTGATAGGTTGCAATAAACCTTGCTTTTCAATGTTGCTTGCAAGCTCTTCAAGAGCTGCTTCATCAAAAGTCTTTCTCGGATTCAAAGGAGAAGGACTGATAAGGTCAATTCTAATGTTTTGTACTTCCATAATTTAATTATATTGGTTTGACTTCTAATTCATTACATCAGTAAATTTATCGTAAAATGACAAGTTATGCAAACAGAAACTTCGCCATTTTAACGCCATTTTCATGCGGGCTTATTACGTATTTGAATGAAGCCACGTTTTTCCGTTTCCCGAAGCAATTCCATATCTTCCTCACGGATATAACAATCCGTTTCACCATTAACAGTTGTGTGATTAGGAATACCAAAACGCTCCCGTATTCTTCTTTTCACTTCAGGAATATCTTCAAGTTTGATATGCCTAGTGTTCCAGTAAATTGTCACCTTCTGCTTCTTGTTTGCCATTTTCTCTTTTGTTTAGATAAGAGATTATTTCATTTGAGAGACTTAACGCTTTAGCAGCTTCTTCATCTCCTTGCCCAACTCTAAGTTTGAGTTCGTTCCGGTATTCTTCATACGACAAGCCACTTGTATAGTTCACTTCCTCCGACAAATTCTCTTTATGAAAATTCCATGACTGATTATCAGCAACAGCACAACGTTCTTTATTGTATTCACGAAGCCAACTCATGATGACCTGACCATCAATTCTATTATAGATATTGCCATATTTCATTTTCATTGCGTTCTTGAAACACAGTTTAAAATCATCAGTTTTCATATATGGATATTCTTCAATGATTAAATCTACTGTAGTAGCGACTTGTGTAGCCGACATTGGATTACCGACATTGAAAAACTCCAAGGCATCAGCTATCAATATGACCAACACTGCTCTGGCTTGCGGCTCACCAAACTTTCTTATAATAGTGCCAATAGAAGGTTCATCACTTTGAAATACATCTTCAACCTTCTTGGGGCATAGAGCTTTGCAATAGTTTTTCGGCGAGGTCCGTAAGACTGCTAACCGATTCTCTTCTTGTGGCCGCAGTATCAGTTCGTTTTCCATTGTAATTTCCTTCTAAAATTTTAGTAAAATTCGCAGACTTGAATATCCAGTCAAAAGTGCACCTCCAATTTTTATCGTTTTGTCCAAGCAAGAAAGGACTGTCTAAAACCAATTGGAACACATCGAATACAGCTTGCTTCCCGTATTGTGCGACACGTGCTTTAATAGCTTTCTTTCGTTTTGCATCTATGGACTTTATAGCAGGAAGTTTACCTTTAAACGTGGAATTAAAATAATCCATTAGCCCACCCCAATCAATCTTTTCCTCGGGGAACAAAGAAAGCTCGTCTTTCTTTGATTCTCCTTTAGGAGAAGTTTCTTTCTTTTTTAAATGAGAATCATTATCATCTACATAATCATTATCATATTCATTATCATTATCGGGTTTTGTGGGTTCTTTTGGGTTTCCAAATAACCCAGTGGGTTTTGTGGGTTCTTTGGGTTCTTTTGGGTTTTCACTTTTCGGACGTCCCCCCTTAGAACCATTGCTCTTATTCCTTTCCACAATAGACATATACTTTTCAGTATCCCTGTCTATATCTATCTTTATAAAGTTGAAAGCAATATTTGCCATAGGTTTCAACCCCCGAAGATTTCCCGTTGTCGCATACTCAATTATGCTTTCGTAAATCTCCAGCCTGACATCATCCGGCAAATCCTTGATTGCTTCTCTCCACCCTTTATAAAAGATGAATGAATTTCTTTCCATATTTTAAGGGATTGTACTCCGATTAGTAATAAAACTCACAGACCTTTTGCTTCCTTCAGTTTTTTCGCTTCTTCCTTGTAATGAGTAATCAGCTTTTCTAATTGAAAGTCACTAAATTGCTTAGAAACATTTTTCTTGGCTTCCAGGAGTAGCACATTTCGTTCACCATACTTGGCAACTAGACGTCTGCGATAATCCTGAATATTTCCTTCCATGAAGCGGTTACAATGTGAACATTGAGCATTGCAGTTCATTTCATCAAAGCGAGTACTCATGTGTTGGCGGTTGATGTAATGACCGCAATCTGCTTTATTGAAAGGCTTTATTTTACCACATGAAATACACTGAAAATATCCATTAGGCATCGTATCACGATAACGGATGAATAAACTAAATATTCTGTCTAGTTCATTGACAAGATCAGGTTTCTTCTTGACCTTAACACCTTCTACCTCGAAAAGAGGCTTTTTCTTTTCTTTCTTCTTGTAATTTCTCCACATGATAATTAAAATACTACATTGGTTAATTGACGGCCACGACTCATTATACACCATTTTCCCTTTTCAGGCTGTTCTATGCGTAACTCTTCAACACGCCCAAAGCGCCGGAAATTCCCACTCAAATCAACAACCCAACCCTCTTTACCTTGGCAGGGACGAATGACACGACCGACCATTTGATAATAGAGGGAAAGGGATTTGGTTGGACGTGCAAGAACAACCGTATCAAGCTCCGGGTAATCGAATCCGGTTGTAAGTACGCCGACATTAGCAACAACTTTTATTCTTCCATCTTTAAAACCTTTCAGAATTCGTGCCCTTTCTTCCTTTGGAGTAGAACCGCTAACGATCGCACAATTAGGAATTTCGGAAGCCAGTTTTTCAGCTTCACGAATAAACCTCGTGAATATTAAAATACCTTTGCGTGGTATGCCCGATTTGGGGTTCAACAGACGTTTTGTCCATCCAACTATATCTTTGTATATGTCCACACGTTCAAACTCTTGCAGAAGACTTTTTTCATCGTAATCTGCACCAGTAGAATTAGTCCTGACTCTACTTAAATCCAACTTTGTAATATCATAGTATTTCAAACTTGCGAGAAATCCTTTAGCAAGTAGTTCACTCACCTGACAGTGATAAATAACATCAGTGAAAACCTTTGGCCGGGTACGAGTTATAAATTTAAGCATAGCACCACCTCTTCCTGAACATAATCTGTAAGGAGTCGCTGTCAGCCCAATAACTTTCCTTTGCTCATCTTCAAAGAATTCCTTATACATTCCTTTCTCCGGATTCACTAAATGACATTCATCAATCAGAACGTGCTTGAAATGTTTGAAGAAACTCATGTGTTTCATCACACTACCAATCATAGCGAACGTAATACGATTGATATCCTTTCTTCCGGCAGAAGCTGAATAAACTCCACAATCGAATATGCCGTATGATTGAAGTTTCGCAAAATTTTGTTCGAGTATTTCCTTGCTAGGCTGGAACACTATCAGCGGCCCGTCTATCCGTGCAGCTATATTGGCAATGACAAGGGACTTCCCGGCACCAGTGGGAAGAACTATCACGTAGTTTTTCTTTTCCTTGGATTTAAAAACGCTGACCGCTGCATCACTAGCACTTTTTTGGTAGTCTCTTAACTGGTATGTCATAATTTGATGTGATATTTATGAACTTTCGAATGACAGTCACCACAAAGGGTAACGAGACAATCAAGATGTTCAAGTTCATGACCAACGATTGATTTTCCGTTAACCTTGTATGTTTTGTGGTGAATCTCTAAATTGAAGTCTTTACCGCACATCTGGCATTTATGTCCGTCCCTAATACGAATTTTACGCTTGGCTTCTTCCCAATCTGGATTATTCACAAGTCGCTTCACATAGTTGGACTTCCTGCCTTTTTTGTGCTGCAATCTACTCATCGTCTTCCGGTTCTTCTTCAGGAAGTTTATCAGACAGGTCTTCTTCGAACTTGTCCCCATAATCTTCTGTATCATCAATAGGGCGTTCTACTTCAGGATATTCAATACCAAACAAATCAAGCATCGCTTTTCTGTTTCGATCTTCCTGTGCCCAAAGAGAACGTTTGTCCCAATCAGGAATTTTTTCAGCTTTCACAAGCTTAAACTCACCGTTCACCCATGAATAATACAGGAAATATCCATCAAGAGCAAACCGGATCGTATTCTTACTTGAAAGATGATACTCCCTCGTCCCCTTTTTGACCTCGGCAGCCAGGTCTTTAATTTCAGTCTTAATAGAAGCTAACCTGTCTTGTGCATCACTCTTAATTTTTTTCGCACGTTCAATGGCTTCCAACAGTTCACGTTCGCGTTTGGGGACCTCATTCTCTTGCTTGATGCAATACTCTTCACGAATTTCGGAAATCTCAAATTCATCCAGTAAACGTTGTGTCACCTCACTTTCAGGGAATGTAGCATTGAAATGCTCATTCACCAACTTTATCAATTCATCTACATTCGTAGAACCCTGAAATAAAACAGGGGGAAATTTTTCCCGAATAGAATCGGGAACTACAAACTCGATTGTCTCGGGTTCGTAGTTTCTCAAATTTGCAATCATAAATTATAAAAGGATTAATTAGTACCGGTTTTGGTACTCATGAATAAAATCTAAGTAATGCTGGTCTTCAGGCAATGGAAGTGTAATACCAAACTCGGTGGCCGCATCTATTTTCACGCTTTCCATGAAATTATGCATCTCTAAAGTATTAAGTTTACTTGTTCCTCGCACAATAGTTTCCACTTTACCATTCACATGAACCTGTTTCACAAGAAACTTCTTACAATACAAGTCATGTATATCCTGAACTCCAGCAGCAGTGCTCCAATACTCTTCACCTGTGTATTCACGCAAACAGGCACCAATACACTGAAACCATTTCCACATGAGAGCATTTTGATTTAATGTTCTCGGCTGTGTTTTTTTCTTAATGGTTACAGTGTATTCTCCATTACGAAGTGTGCTGCACATGAACTCGAAAGACTTATCCATTTGGATTTTGCCATCTTTCTTCGTCAATGTTGCTTCCATAACCTATCAGAATGGCAAATCGTCCTTGGTCGGTGGTGGCGGTGGCGGGCACTCATTCACCGCACTTCGAGTCTGATTATTGGTGTGTTCCGGAAGAGGTGGCGGTGGTGGCGCTTGTTGAGGCTTAACAGAAAGCATCTCCATATTATCAACAAAAAGTTCTGTAATATACCGTTTAATTCCTCTGCTATCATCATAACTCCGAGTTCTTATCTTTCCTTCCAGATACAACTTGTCTCCCTTATGGACATACTTCTCAACAACATCGGCAAGACCACGCCAAACAACAATATTATGCCATTCAGTTCTTTCAGGAACCTGTGTTCCATTGGCAAGGGTATAACCTTTTTCAGTGGTGGCAAAGGAGAAAGTGGCCACTTTAGAACCAGCTTCCAAAATTCTAATATCGGGGTCTTTGCCAACATGCCCGATAAGCATCAATTTGTTTAAACTCATGATTTATCCTCCCTTATTGTTACACGGATACTATCAGCTTTAGGAACTGTTTTGATATACTTAGAATATAATTCCGGATAGTCAGCCTGAAACTTTTTAGTATCAAAATTGTCACTCGTAGAAGCGGGTGTATAACTAACTCGCAATCTTCCGGCATCCCATGACTTGACACCATTCTCACGCATAGCAGTTTTCAATTTTGCCTTATAATCTTTCTGAATCTTGGTTAGATCTGCAAGTTCTTCCTCAATCCCGATTATAGTATTTACAAGCTGCATTGGAATAAGTAACTTGTCATCATCAGGGGCAGGAACGGGAAGATTGGATAGATATTGCTCACCCTTCTTCTCGCATTCCATTAACTTCTTGACTTCTTTATCAGACTTACGGCTAATTTCAACAAATTCATGTTTATTACCACGCAACCAAGTGCTAAACAATTTATCAACTTTGAGTAATGGATTTTGAAGTTCAAAGAAATAAGCATAGATTGACAACTGCCAACTTAAATACTCCTTATCAAGATGAAGGGTAGTTTTGATGTCAACAAGACTAATTCTACCGGCTTTCTCCCAAACACAATCTATATTCGATGCAAAGTATTCGTTATCAGAAACGGTATATTCATTGGCAAGCGCCTTATATCCGGCATTTACCCTCATTCTGATATAATTCTCTGCTTCAATACTTTCAGGAGGTAAGCCTGTTACATCAGCAAACTGGCATTGAGCATGAATAAGGCTACCCTTCTCTGCAGCTCTCTTCAATACAAAATCGGGGACATCTTTATATTTGTCAGGGAACAACTGCCGGCTAATCATACCGGTTATACCTTGCAACTGTTTTTCACCGAGCATATAAGTGTGGTTTTCCTCATTGAAAACCACACTGGATTTCACTAATTCTATCATTATTATCAATTTCTAGGAGGATACGTTTTCTGCATGTCAATAGTTATGTTTCTGAACTCCTTATTATTGTGAAGTTCGGGATGTTCAGCCCAAACTCTCTCAAGCTCTTCGCGGCTTTTAACACCAGTCATTTGTTTAATTGCACGATCTAGGTCTACACCAGTATATACTTTGCCCGAAGCGTTTGAAGCAGAAACATTGGGAGCATATACTTTTTCCTTTGTATTACCATAAGCAAAACGAACGCGGTTTTTATTGTCCACAATAACAAGTAAAATAATCTCCTTTTGCTCGTTATAACCAATCTCTTTTACACTGAATTTGGTGTATAGATCAGGAGAACCTGTTTTGCTCTGATATATTTCATTTTTCTCAAGTGGAATCCAAATGAAAGGACCCGTATAAAGTTCACGCCCAATTCCCCAGTTAAATCCTGCACGTTTAAAGGCGTCCGAAGCCTGCCCTTTCTCTTTTTCTGTGCTAGATTCTGTCCCAACATCCTGTTTACTCACCCATTCCTTCTTTTCATTATCCCAAATGGACAACGTACAGAATAGATTCCCATTAACGACATCATGGTGCCGTTTCCAGTTCATTTCTCCGAACACTTCATCAAGTATTCTCATGTCTACTCGAGCATCCTTGTATAATAGCAAGGAGCAGCCCGAACCGTCCGGTTTCATAGTACCAACCCTACATTCAATTTCAGAAGCTAGAAGCGGTCTGATAGAATTTTTCTTCTTCTCTTCATTCTGAACCGTTGATACAGTGTTTTTTCTCGCTGTCATAATTCTAATTTAATGGTTTGACTTTTAGTTCATTACATCAGTAAAGGTAATCGTTATTGACAAGTTTAGCAAACAGAAACTTCGCCATTTTAACGCCATTTTCAGGTAGTAAAAACTGCCTGTACGATATTGTACAGGCAGAAAAATAAGAAAATGAATAATCCAATGTACCTTATGGAACGGCTACGCTTTGAAGGGTGTACGGCTCCCTGATTTATACATAATGTAAATGCTAGTGGACGGAACCGGAGTCGAACCGGTCTTACGGAATATTGGTGCACCTCACCGCAGTTTCAACCAACGATATACATATCCGCCCGATTAATTAAAAAGGTGCACTATCTTCACAGACCGTACACCCCAATCACAAACACAAAACAAAACTCATGAACTACTATAATTTAATAGGATCAAAAGGGTGAATGGCGTGGGGCTCGAACCCACATCACGCATATCTGCGTATGCTGCCAATTACACCAGCCATCCGTTTCAAGTGAACTATTCTCACGAACCATTCACTTAGAACACAAACACAAAATAAAACACGACATTAACTATTAAATAGCACTCTCACGAGCTTCTTGCTTCCGGATAGCCGTTCAAAGCACACCGGAATAGTATAGAACAATTAAAACTCAAATAACAGGGGCTTTAACCCTACAGCGTCCTTTTCGCTGGCAACATTAGTTAAACATAAAAAGAAAAATTCTCTGTGAAGGAACCCGGACTCGAACCAGGATGACAGATTACCTATGTATGACTTTCTTCAATCTATCTGCATACTTGCGTCTACCAATTCCGCCATTCCTTCAGGTCGTAGCCAGACGCTTCCGGCTACATTGATTGTATATATAATGCAAATATATTTTCACCCTCACGGGTTACTTAACTCTGATTGAGTTGAGCCGGGAAACGGATTCGAACCGCTGACCTCATGTGGAAACATGCGCTCTAACCAACTGGGCTATCCCGGCAGATGCCCGGAGAACCGGGCTAATTGGCAAATACTAAAATTAAGCAATGTTGACCTTCACAGGCTATTTTTATTTTGTTTCTTATCTTCATAGATAAATCTAGTAACCAATAGTACAACGACTACGAAGAATATGATATATGACCAAGCGATATCACTTCTTGTAGCTTCGATTCCCCCACCTATATACATAGCTACCAATAAGGCAACCACTGTAAAAATGTTATGAACGATTTTCAATGTTTTCATTTCTTCCGTTTTTTACGTTTGACTTTCTTAGCGCATCGGCAATGAAGTAATACCTGAGCAGCATTACAGTGCCATTTACCATTTTGAGCATTTACAGGCTTATCACTTTCAATCTTACCCGCTTCTATAAGATTCATCAATTTCTTTTCCCCACCTACATAATATGCAGACTTATCTTTTCCGAATGTCTCTGTAGAAAACAGACGGAGAATATTATCTAGCAATATTTCAGCCATTTCACCTCTAATCATCTCAACAAACAAGGTAGTTACGCAATTCTAGTTACTATAAACTGCATATTTTTTACGTCTGACTTTGTTTTCCAAACCATTCCTTCAGCTTTTTCTTTATAAAGCCGAGCATTTAAAGTGTAAGTAACAGACGTTTTTTGAATGATAGGAAATACTTCTATTGCACCAACGTCCATGTTTCGCAAAACATTGATTATACTGCGTCTTTCTATTTCTTTTTCCATACTGATTAATTTTAAAATAAAAGCTCCCCCGAACCAATTCGATCGGCAGCATCACGCTTTATTCGGAGGATTTACTTAACTTTGGGGTGTAAAATCAAAAATTAAGTGAAGAAATTCATTCATTATCTCTCTTTTTATCTCGATTAAACCCGACTTTACAATCTGCATAATCCCCAAAAGCTTTCTGTATCATAGCAGGAAGCTTTTCGGCTACTATTTTAGCTGATTTTATCGGCATATTCTCTACATGCAATGAGAATGTGGCATCTTCCAAATTCTCATTGCTATCGTTTTTAATTGTTACTTGAATCATGTGATTATTAATTAGTTAATAATTTTCCCGTTCCAAGATTATTCGCTAATAAAAAAGGAACGGGGGATTTTCTTATTTTTGAAGTGTCAAATCAAAAAACAAGAAAAATATGAATAATGAAGAAAAAGTAGTTTCATACTACAAAGAAACTTTAGAGAAAAAAATCGAATGGACTTTCAGACTCCAAAGCACTCTGTTGACTGTTGCATCTGCTACTTTTGCTGTACTTGTTTCTTTAAGCAATCTTTCAACCAACAACGCTTGCAGTCGAATTTTACTATTGGTGGTAATATGTTCAAACGCACTATCCATCCTTTTTTCGTGTATAACCATATACGAGAATCGAGCAATGAGCAACGTGATGATACGCAACGCTCAAAAACGGGTAGAAGAATATATCCTCTATAGCTTATACAATTCCAAAATGACCGTAACGCCAGCCGTACCACGCAATAAAATCTTCGCAATTTGTGAGTCAATTTCCTACATTTCATTTCTATTCTTTATTATTAGTTTAACAGCCTATGCAATTTATAAGATATACACGCAGTTGTAACGTCAATTAAACACTGAAGTGATGAACGGATTCGAACCGCCGACCTCATGTAGAAACATGCGCTCTAACCAACTAAGCTACATCACCTTTATATACATAAAGCAAATACCTCGATTTGCCGACAAACGTCTAACTGATTTAGTTTTACAACGATACGGCTTGACCATTAACCACAGCATTATATCGTTGAGAAGCCCGCCTACGTCAGTAATCCCTTTCGGCATGTGTCGGCTTCCAAAACACCATTTTACCAATATGTCAAAGAACTCTTCTCTGTTGTTCCCAGTCTCCCTTCAAGGGCAGGCTCAAAGACCGGACTGGGTACCGGATAACCGGCGGTTTGGTTTGACTTTAGTGAGGGTTAGAGAATACTTTGGTTGTTCTTCAAAACTATGTCCATTAAGTTTCGTTGCGATTCAATAAATTTCTTCAAATCATCACATTGGGAAACTTTCTCTCTATAAAATCCACGTTCTGATTCTAAATCTCGTTTGAGTTTTTCATTCTCACCTCTCAAAGAGCTGATCAACGCGTCTCGTTCTTCAATCACAGCTTCATATTTGTCTCGCTGTATTTCTAGTTCGGTTCTTTTATCCATTGTTGTATAATTTGATTAATCTCCAACGTAATGTGCACCGTAATGAGTACTATTTGAGTTGTAGTAAGCAGAAGCGGGAATACTGAGGTTATTGTATCCCTCATGTCTTGTAGCTTTAGCCGCTTTGTTCATTACCTCGTTTCTTTCTGATAAGAATTTATCCGTTCTTGCTTTCATGGCTTCCTGTGAGAAATTTTCTTGAAGTTTAGCAAGTCTCCAAGTAGCTTTCAGAACCTCTCCAAAAGTTTTTCCCTGCTTCTTGCCTGAATACTTATAGGTTCTATGAGCATTTCTCATTATTTCGGATAAATCAAATCGTTTCATGTCTGTCACATTTATAGAGTTTCACATTTGTTTTATCAATCAATTTTTGTATGTTTGTATGATTGATTGATTTATGATGCAAATATATTGCTATTTGACGATATTGCAAATCGAAATAGCATTTTTATATCGCCATATGACAATATTTAACTTTTTAAGCAAGCTTATGGATACGTTAATAGACCGAATTAAAATGATTATTGAAGCAAAAGGATATTCCCCAAGAGCCTTTGCGATAGCAATAGGATTCAATTATTCAACTCTGAATAATTATTTAACAGGAAGAAGAAGCACAATAGATTCAGAACTCATCGAGAAAGCACTCACGTCATTTGACGACATTTCCGCAGAGTGGTTATTACGAGGCAAAGGTGACATACTCATTCAAAAAGAAGAAACAGAACCAGGAATGGACAAATTGAAAAGTATTGTATATACCATAGCCAATCTACAAGATGAGATTAACGAAAAGACAATGCTCACTCAACGTCTTTTGGAAGAAAACCAAAAATTAAAAGGTGAACTGGCTATGTTGAAGAATGAAAGAAATATTGGATAATCTAAAATTTATATACACTAATGAAAACATTATTATTTATCGTTGTATCAGCTACTATGTTATTAAGTGGATGCAAATCTAAAGAAGAAAAAGCTAATGAATTAATTAAGGACGACATGTTTAAAGTCCTATATGATTTTGCCAGCTATGAACCTATTGAAACCAATATAGACAGTGCTTTTACATCTGTATATACAGATTCAATCATTACAAGACATGCCTATTTCATTAAAATAGCTATTGAAAAAGCAGATGAATATCTAGATGAAATGAAAGACGCACGAAAAACCATGGAGATTTGGAGTGATGGCTATTCTTCATATAGTAACTCTAGATATTATGAAGCTAAAAATAAATTCAATGAAAATCTGGAAAAAGCCAAAGCATGTACTAATATGGTTACATTACATTCAGACAGTATAAAAGACAGAGCTAACTTTATAAAAAAAGAATTTTGTGGTTGGAAAGCAACACATAAATTTAGATGTAAAACTAAAGGAGGTAGCCCAGACATAGGAAATTATGAATATATATTTGATAAGGATTTCAAGGAAATTATTAATAAAGAAGATTTAGATGATAAAGATTACACTAAAATCAAAGAACTTATTAATGAAGTACTAGAAAGCAAAAAAGAAAGTGATGAAACTGATTCTAAAAACAATAATGAAATATAAGCTTAGAACTGTTGCAGGAGAAAAGAAATATTGGATATGCCATGAAAAGAATATATCATATTATAGTATTCAGAACAACATTTTAAGTATGCACCAAATTGAAACAGTAGAGCCTATTAGCTAACACTATAACTTAATTCAAATATGGCAAAAATAAAACAAGATAGAGAGCTTTTAAAAATTATAGACGACTATAAAACTTTCATTAATGCAGAAAAGAGAATTAATGCGCCAATCATTGTTTCTGAACCTAAAGGAAATCATGGCACATCTCTTTATACTAAAAAGCATCTTCATTCAGAGTTTCACTTTGGAAATACATTTATGACTTGTGAAGTACGAAATGGAGATAAAACAGATTGTTCTTTCCAGATAGTTTCGGATAAATTCAAAAAAGGAGTCGTTATCCGCTACGATAGTGGTGGAGGTACTCATAAAAACGAAGTTCCGTTTATACCTTTAGCCAAGCAAAGTGTTACAACTCCCCATTTTCACAAATATGATGATAATGGATATTTTTTAGCCTATAAAACAGACTTATTGAATAATCCCAAACAAGCTGAACATTTATTTGACATTGACTTTGGTTTTCCTTACTTTTGCCAAGAAAGTGTAATCTACACTAATGATGAGCATGAATTACCTGAAATACAAGTATTTCGAGAAGGCTATCTTCCTTTCGAAAGAGAAGACAAAGACCCACTTGAAGGAATAAATTTTTAAGAGATGGAAAAACTTATTGAATATATCATCAAATCCTACAATTCTTTATGGAAAATAAAGAAACATGGAAATACTTTTGAGATCATAACACCGATAGCAACAACAAGTAATATTTTTGTTTCCGTCTTTTTAACTCGAAGAGGAGATGATTTTATTGTTACTGATGGTGGTTGGATAGACAGTGGTATGTATGAATGTGATGCTCATTCTGATGATATATACTATTTCAAACTATTTCAGTACTATTTAGAAGATTATGAAATAGATATTTTAGAACATGCTGGCTATCATTACTATTACAAAAAAATAGAGAAAGCAGAGCTAGTACCAAATATAGTATACGACTTGTCCAGTTTCATTAACGCCGTAGTTAGTGCATCTTTTATCTCTTTTGAAGAGAAAAAGGAAAAAGAACAGATTGGTAGATTTAAAAGGAATGCCACAAATTTCATACATAACCTTGTAGATAAGGAACACTTAAAAACCAATTATTCTATACATGAAGGACTAGCAATTAAATTCAATGCTGTTGTTCTTCGAAATAATAGAATGACGCTTATTAATTACGTTACAGGTTCTAATGATACAAATTTCATATTAAGTTTAGGACGTTCTAATTTGAATTATGATGCAGTAGATGCACATGCCATCAATAGCCGCATCAATCATAAAATAACTCTAATAGATGATACTACAAAATCTATTCAATCTCCTAAAATTGCTCCTTACTTAAAGTCTATTGAAACCAAATCAGGACGTACGTATTTAAAATGGCATGAAAAATCCCATTTAAAAGAATTAGTGGAATAAATTACGCTTTATAAATAAAATATGATTCTTAAACAATGATACAAACTAGAAGTAAACACTATATATGGAACTTAAAGAATTCATAAAAGATACAGTTACTCAAATAGCAGATGCAGTAACAGAGTTAAATGGAGGAACATCAAAATTTAACCTCGTAGTAAACCCGATAGTCTCCATTGGAGGTATAAACAAAGGTACATTACATATTGGAAGGCAAGAATGTGTACTTACCAATATAGAATTTAATCTATCACTCACAACATCTGAAAACAAAGGAAGTGATGCTAAAGTTGGTGTATTTGCAAGCGTAATAGGAGTAGGAGCATCCTCTAATGAAAATGCACAAAACGAGATTGTGAGTAAAATAAAATTCTCGCTTCCAATATTGTTACCTACAAAAGAAGTTTAACTAATCGAACCGTCTTTAATGTATCTATATATTGCATCAGCAAGGTAAGCATTTGCAGGCTTAGAACCTTTTACAACATAATCGACACAACGTTCCCTGAGATCTTGGTCTTTTTGAAGTTCTCTACGAACCTTACGCTCTCTCATCCATTTTTGGATGCTTCTAAAAAACATTTTCATAAACGCACTATTTTAGTTTGACAATGCGCAAATATAACATTTAAAATAATATAAAACATGAAACTCAAAAATCTTGATAGTACATAAAACAGCAAATGGTCGAATTATGGTCGAACCATAAAAAAAAGCAGGACTATATAATTGATATACAGAATATACAACTAGATTTCCAAAAATGTGTCTAGTTTAGTTTTTGTGTTGATAGCTCCCTCGTCGGCGGACGAACTAGGGAGCTATTTTTATATACTGAAAAATCAGCATCTTATACCAAAAGTTGATCTTAGTAGTCTTTATATTAAACTCATCTTCCATCAAGAATTACATTGCGACAATCTAACTTACTTCGCCATGGTTTAGAATAATCGCGCCTCAAATATTTCTCCTGTTATACCGTCAACCCCATAAGGTGATTTTTGATTCGTTTTATATTGAACTGATTTCTTTATCAGTTCTATCATTTCAACGGCTTCACTATCAACAGATTCTTGAGAACTAAACAGCATATCCTTTGCCACAAATGTCTTGGCTGTTAAACGAGTACGATCATCGTTGTAATCTCCTAGAATGAGTCCTTGAGCGATATGAATAACAAATTTATCTTTTGCTGATGTAAAGTCATAAGTAGGTATGGAACTATGAATAAACATATCATTTATTATTTCGTCGGTAGTCAAACCATTTCCCGATTCACCTAAATATCTTTCACGATAGCGATGAAAGAGATGAGGAGTATAAGTGATAGTCAGTATTCTCTCGTCAACAGGACGCATATACACAACGCCAACTCCATAAGACTGATATTTTACGTAGGGAATAAAAGCCGGATGTGGTGTTTCCTTTTTATCTCTTGCCAATATAATAATGTTCCATTCATTGTTAGTTATCCGAGAGGTCCATTTAAATGTTTTATATGCAGGAAACTTTGTAGATTTAATATAAAAACGCCTATTTTCTTCGCCTAAATGTCGTATTTTAGCATAAAGAGCATTAGAATCCTTTTCAACCTCTGTCTGCATTTCCTCAATGCTCATTGTATTTATTATCATAACCTGTTTTTATCGACAAAGATATGAAAAAGAAGTGGTGAACCAGTCAAAGAACGTTTTTTTTGATCGATTACAGGAATATTATTGCACAAAATATACATATTTTCCATAACTTTGCAGCGATAAAGTTTCACACAAATGGAATATAGCGTAGAAGAACTAAAAAGTGCATTAATTGAGAGATGCAAGAATGAAGGTATTCTATATGCAACGGTGGCAATGGATAGACATACCAAAGAGATGATTCTTCCTGACACTTTAGAAGGAGCCCTGAAACATCCGGAATACTTTGTATGTACCTGCAAGAGAGTGAAAGAGCAATATATAGTGGAGGAGATTACTAAAGTGTAATCCTCCTCCAATCTTTTATTCTTTTTCTGTTAGTTTCGTCAACGAAACAATTCTAATTCATTTTTTATTACTATCGTCAATATATGCGGCAGCCGCTTTATCCACAAATAGCTCTACATTCTGCGCGTGATGAGCTATATAGGCTGCGGGACCAGTGTCTCCCGAATGACAGATTTCTTCTACTACGTCGACTTTATTTTTTCCGGTAATCAGGAAAATGACATAGCGGGCATTCTGAATGGGGTATCCCGTCATTGCGATGCGCTTCTGCCCGTTACGGGGATGGGCGCTGACTACATAAATAGAGTTTGAAGTCAGCAAATCTTCTTGTCCGGGAAAGATGGAAGACGTGTGTCCGTCGTCTCCGGCCCCCAACAGTACAATATCAAATTCGGGCCAGCCACGCTTCAACGGTACTTGCTGCCGGACTAACTCCGAATAACGGACCGCTTCTTTCGCAGGCTTCGCCTCTCCACGAATACGGAATACATTTTCATACAAAATAGGAGTCAAACCCAAAAGGAGGTTGCGCATCATTCCGTAATTACTGTCCGAATCATCGGGAGGCACACAACGTTCATCCACCCAATAAATCCGCATACGATCCCACGGGGTAATATCCATGTATTCATTCGCCCATAAATCGAACATCAGAGCAGGTGTGTTGCCACCGCTGACTGCGATATTGAACACTCTGTCCGGCTCTTCATTCATGATTTCCACCAAGCGGAGTATCAATGCTCGTGAAGTTTCAATAGATGAGGGAAAAACTGATAGTTTCATAATTCACAATATTGATCTGTATTCGTCAAATTCTTACAAGGATTCGTCCAGTCGGCCCCATGTTCGTGCATCATCGCTTCGCTTTCCAGAGGTCCCCATGTACCTGCGGGATAACCGTAGAGAGGTGCGTCGGGGTTGTCTTTCCAATAACGGAGTACCGGATCGAAAAATTTCCATGAGGCTTCTACTGCATCACTTCGAGTAAATAAAGTCGGATCACCCTGGATGCAGTCGTCTATCAGACGAGCATAAGCGTCTCCACTGGGTACGCCGCCCAACTGCGCGTAACTGAAATCCATCGTCACCTGGCGCACTTCAAAACCTGCACCGGGGACTTTCATTCCGATTTTGAGCACTATTCCTTCATTCGGTTGCAAACGAAGAATCAATTTATTAGCCCGCGGACAGTTGCCACCGGCACAATGAAACATCTGATGAGGTGTCTCACGGAAATGAACGACGATTTCCGTTACTTTCGTCGGCATTTGTTTACCTGTACGAATGTAGAACGGAACGCCACTCCAGCGCCAGTTGCTAATGCCCAGTTTCATGGCAATATAAGTATCCGTGCGCGAATCGGGAGCCACTCCTTTTTCTTCACGGTAGCCTTTCTTATTGCCGGAGGCTGTATATTGTCCACGAACGATATGTTCGTTCAAATCCACTTCATTCAACGGGGTGAGAGATTCGTAGACCTTCACCACTTCGTTGCGGAAATTGTCCGCGTTGAAAACAGCGGGCGGTTCCATAGCCGTAAGGGCTACGAGCTGTATCAGGTGATTCTGCACCATATCGCGCAGCGCACCTGCCGTTTCATAGAATCCGCCGCGTTGTTCGATACCCAGATTTTCTACGGCTGTGATTTCTACGTAGTCGATATAGTTACGGTTCCAGAGAGGTTCGAAGATGCCGTTGGCAAAACGGAAAGCCAGTACATTCTGGGCTGTTTCCTTACCGAGAAAATGGTCGATACGGTAAATCTGATGCTCATTGAATACAGAGGCATACGTTTTATTCAGTTCACGTGCCGATTCGAGATCATAACCGAAAGGTTTCTCGACGATGATACGTGAATGGGGGGTGTTGAGTCCGGCAGCTTTCAGGTACAAGGGCACTACTCCGTACAATGACGGCGGAGTGGCTAGGTAGAACAGCAGGTTGTCCGGGTCTACCTCACCGGTCAAGTCGACCAGACGTTGACGGAGTTGCGGGTAACCTTCTTCTTTTGCCGGGTCCATCGGTAAATAGTAGAGATGGGAGACAAACGAAGCCATCAGAGCTGTGTCCTGTTCTTCGGACTTTACGAACTGTTGCAGTTCTTCTAAGATATAGGAACGGTAGTTATCGTCAGAGTAGACCGTACGCCCGATACCCAATATAGAATACTCTCCGGTCAACCGCTTTTCACGGTAGAGGGAGTAAAGGGCGGGCATCAGCTTACGCTTGGTCAGATCACCCGACGCACCGAAAATTATCATTGCAAATTTATCCATTTTTCAAGAGTTGTTTTAATTTCTGTTTTGAGATGGTAAATGATAATTTTGCGGAGTGCCCTGAAAGGGCTTAATTATATAGCGTAGGGCAACGCCCTACGTAAAAACGAC